ATAAATTACAGGTATTTTTTAACTAATTCAGCCGTTTACCTGTAGAAAATCAGCGCCCTTTTTATATATATATGTATTTTTTAACTAATTTGGTCGGATTGGGGCGCTTCGTCTGGCAATCCGATGGGGTAGGTATGTGCCACCCCACCCCTACCATATAATTATAGCAATGTCGCACATTTTAAGGAAAAAATAGCTGTTAACCAGACTTGACAAATACGAAAACTGTGTGTATAATAGTAATATTTAAATATTAGAATAAATTATGAGTCTTCCAGAGATAGTAAAACAGAATGGTCGTAACTATACGAAAAAACAACAGGCGTTCTTGGACGCATTGTATGAAAATTCCACTGGCGATATAAATCAAGCTATGGTATCTGCGGGATACCAAGAGGGCGCAGGTTCTACGGCAATAGTAAAGTCATTAAAGAATGAAATACTAGAGATAGCTAACATGATACTAACGAAGAACGCACCCAAAGCCGCTAATAAGTTAGTTAACATCATGGAAAGTGATGCACCAGTACCTCAAGCTAACCAAAAGCTACACGCAGCACAGAGTTTACTAGATAGAGTTGGTTTAGTTAAAGAAAATAAACTACAAATAGACCATAATGTCACCGGAGGTATCTTTGTTATGCCAGCAAAGGAAGAAATAACTATAGACGCAGAAGATGCGGAGGTTATAGATGGATAGTCTACTAGAAAAAGAAGTTAAACTAATAAAAAAGAAAGGTCCAACGATACCCTTCGGATATAAGGACTCTGAGAAACGCAAGGGATACTATGAACCAATACAATTAGAACTTGATTCACTAGACTTAATGGTAAATTATGTACAGGGTAAAGGATTATCTCTACGAGAAGCTTGTGATTGGTTATATTACAAGACTGATAGGAAAATATCCCCAGCCGGGCTGTTAAAAATAATAAATACAAGATACTGATGCGGAACACCAAGTTTATTTTCTACAACCTATTGACAAAGTAAAAAACATAGTGTATAATATTCTTTAAGAATATCTTTTAAGGTTATTATTAAAAATATTTTATAAGTATTTTATTATATATTTTATTATTTAATTATTATAGATATTTTTTAAGAAGCAAAACCTTATGGAAAAAGAAATAAAATATATAACTACTGACGAGTTCTCTAAACTGTATCCTGATTTAGTGTTAGACCAGTACGATGTTACTGGAAACTATGTAAAACTTAAAGTTGATGGTACTCCTGCAAAGAAGAGAGGATTTAAGAAGGGCGATGTTAGAAAGTACAGCAAAGTCAAAGGAGTTAGAAAAGCAGACAAAGCTAATAGAAAAAGAATAGCCAAGAATAGAAAGAAGACAACCAAGATAGCAAAGAAGGTTGCAAAGAATACCCGAAAGAGTATTATATCAGATGAAGCAATAAAAGGTGCTAACCTAGCTGGTAAAACAATACTCTTCAAACCAAACGCAGGACCTCAAACAGATTTCCTCGCAGCTCCAGAGAAAGATGTACTATATGGTGGAGCAGCTGGCGGAGGTAAGTCCTATGCTATGTTAGTTGACCCGCTGCGTTATGCACACATCGCGGAACATAGAGCATTAATACTAAGACGTTCTATGCCAGAACTAAGAGAACTAATAGATAAGAGCAGAGAACTCTACCCTAAAGCTTTTCTTGGTGCTAAGTTTAGAGAAGTAGATAAGATATGGAAGTTTCCTTCTGGCGCTACGATTCAATTCTCTTTCCTAGAGAAAGACGCAGATGTATATAGATTCCAAGGACAAGCCTACAGCTGGATTGGCTTTGATGAAATCACTCACCTACCCACCGAGTTTGCGTGGAACTATTTAGCGTCTCGTTTAAGAACAACAAACCCATCAATACAAACATATATGCGCTGTACTGCCAACCCCGGTGGTAGCGGAGCAGCTTGGGTAAAGAAAAGATATATAGAACCAACACCTCCCAATGAAACCTTTACAGGTAAGGACGGTGTTATTAGAAAATTTATTCCTGCGCTTCTTCAGGATAATCCTTATCTAGCAGATACTGATTATATGAAGATGTTGGAATCTCTTCCTCCAGTACAACGAAAACAATTATTAGAAGGCAACTGGGATATTAACGAAGGTTGCGCATTTGTAGAATTTGATACAGAAAAACATATTATTCCTCCTTTTGATATACCTCCTACTTGGTCAAGACTTAAAGGTGTTGACTACGGCTATGCTGCAGAGTCTGCTGTAATATGGGCAGCGGTTGACCCTAATGATGATACACTCATTATATATAGGGAACTATATCAAAAAGGATTAACTGGTGAAGACTTAGCAGAGCGTATAACTATATATGAAGAAGGTGACGCATATTCTATTTCTGGAGTATTGGATACCGCGGCTTGGAATAGAACAGGTTATACCGGTCCAACCATAGGAGAGATACTCGTAAGAGCTGGACATAAACTAAGACCAGCAGATAAGAATAGACTAGCGGGTAAAGTACAAGTACATGAAAGATTAAAACCTAATAAGATAGACGGCAGACCGAAGATGCAGATATTTAATAGCTGTCCAAATCTTATAAGAGAACTACAAACAATTCCGGTTGATAAGAATAGACCAGAAGATGTTGATACAAAAGCTCCAGACCATGCATATGATGCTCTCAGATACCTCATCATGTCGCGTCCCAGAGCCTCTGTATATGATGAAATGTTTCAATTTAAGAAAGATTTGGATACACATCAGATGTCAGATGAGATATTCGGTTATTGAGAATAAACTTTTTTTCTACAAAATACTTGACAAAAGCTATAAACGACTGTATAATATATATTTATTGTTTATATTAAGTTGAAAAGCATATGGCTGACGAGAAAATGAAGTTCGATATAAACGAATCTGCACAGCCTTTTGTTTCAGCAGATAACATGTCTGCGCCTCAAACAGAGCCAGAAGTAGAGAATCAGGTATTTATTTCTAGACTCGCGGGTTTAGTGGAAGAAAGATTCGATGCTGCTGAAAGAGGTAAGCAAGATGATGAAAGTAGATGGTTAAGTAGTTATCATAATTATCGTGGCATTTATAATAAAAATGTACGCTTTAAAGAAAACGAAAAGTCTAAAGTATTCATTAAGGTAACCAAAACAAAAACACTTGCGGCTTATGGACAGTTAGTAGATGTTGTTTTCTCAGGTGCAAAGTTTCCTCTTCAAATTCAAGAAACAGTAATACCAGATGGAATTTCAGAATTTGCTCACCTAAATCCACTTCAAGACCAGATGGGAAGTCCTATGGATGTAGGACCAGAGTTAGAGGGTAATTTAGATTATATGCCCGGTGCTGGAATAACAGGTGACAACTTAGGTAACTTCAGTCCATATGATGTAGGATTTGCAGGTGATGGGAATGAGTTAAAGCCCGGAGCTATTCAAACAGATTCAGATAAGTTCTTAGGTTCTCTAGAAGAAGAGTATACTAATGACAGCGGAGAGGTTGTAGTAACAGAAGGTTTAGCACGCTCTCCTGAGATGGTGCAAATAAAGCCAGCTCAAATCGCTGCAAGACGAATGGAGAAATTGATACATGACCAGATTGAAGAATCTAACGGAGCTACGGAATTGCGGAACGCATTATTCGAGGCAGTTCTTTTGGGCACGGGCATCATCAAAGGTCCATTTAATTATAACAAAACATTACATTCGTGGGAAGTTGATGAAGAGGGTAACAGAAATTACACGCCCAACAATGTAAGAGTACCTAGGTTAGAGTTTGTTAGTGCTTGGGATTTCTATCCAGACCCAAATGCAAATTCAATGGAAGATGCAGAGTGGATTGTACATAGACATAAGTATAACAAATCTCAACTAAGAGCATTAATGAACCGTCCATATTTTGATAAAACTAAAATATTGGAATGTATCAAACAAGGATTTAATTATAATAAGCGTCCCTATGAAACCGATATAAAACTAGACAATACAACAAACTGGAATGAAACTGACAGATTTGAAGTATTAGAATATTGGGGAGTGATGGATGCAGAGTTTGCTAGAGAAGCTGGTCTTGATATAGAAGCTTCTATAGATGACTTAGAAGAGATTCAGATTAATGCTTGGATTTGTATGGGTAAGGTTTTACGTTTAGTGGCTAATCCTTTTAAACCTAACAGACTTCCATACCATGCAGTACCTTATGAAAAGAATCCTTATTCTTTCTGGGGTGTTGGAGTTCCAGAGAATATGGAAGACTCCCAACAGATTATGAATGGTCACGCTAGAATGGCTATAGATAATCTAGCATTAGCGGGTTCATTAGTATTTGATATAGACGAAGCCGCTTTGGTTAGCGGACAATCTATGGAAATATATCCCGGCAAGATATTTAAGAGACAAGCGGGTATGCCCGGTCAGTCTATATACGGATTAAAGTTTCCTAACACCGCACCAGGGAATATGCAGATGTTTGATAGGTTTAGACAGTTAGCAGATGAGTCAACTGGAATCCCATCTTACTCACACGGCAATACAGGTGTACAAGGAATGACAAGAACAGCATCAGGTATGTCTATGTTAATGGGAGCAGCCTCTCTTAATATAAAGACAGTTGTTAAAAACCTAGATGATTTTTTATTAAAGCCATTAGGAGTAGCCTTCTACCAATGGAACATGCAATTTTATGAAGGAGATTTAAATGTTGTTGGAGACCTTGAAGTAAAAGCTACTGGAACTAGTTCGCTTATGCAAAAAGAAGTTAGGTCTCAAAGATTAACAACCTTTTTACAATCAGTACAAAATCCAGCCGTTGCACCATTTGTTAAAGTATCTAAAATTATTCAAGAGCTGGCTTACAGTCTTGACTTTGACCCAGAAGAAATAATTAATTCGCCAGAAGAAGCGGCAATATATGCCGAAATAATAGGCTTACAAAATCAGCCCCAGACACAGGAAGCAGCTCCGCCCGCTGCTGGTGTCACGGGGACTGGTGATGGAACAATAGGAACTGGCGCAGTACCACAACCCGGAGAAGAACAGTTTAGTGGCGCACCTCAACCTCAGCCACAACAACCAGCTCCTCAAGTTTAATGGATGTAAATAAACTTAGGGGATTGATATCCTCACCAGCATGGCAGACCTTTGAAGAATATTTAGAAGAGGATAAAAAGATGGCTGTGAATAGAGTTATGAACTCATCTGATGACAAAGAGATAGCAAAAGCTCAGGGACGCTTTGCGATGGCAGAGCAGATTCTAAATATACGAACACAATTAATTAATAATAAATGAGTAGCGCAACAGACCTAGACTCATTATCAAAAGCATGTGAAGCAGGAAGTGCAGAAGCGTGTGAACTTTTAAGGAGAAAGAGAATGGCAGGATTTAAAGATGGCGGATTACTAGCAGATGCTTCTAGAACATGGAGGATGGAGTCTGATTATCCAGAGTTCGAGAAGGGAGTAGCCAATAGACTGTCAAAGGAAAGAGTACCAGAAGCAGTAGTTGAAGAGCAATTTAACTATAGTCCATTACAAAGAGGTTATGCAGAAGGCGGTGAAGTAGGAAATTTTATGGATGAGACTGGTTCTATGTTAGCACCTGAAGTTCCCCTAAATTTTGAAGATGAAATGGGCGATGAGATGATGCTTGAAGATGATATGATGATGGAAGAAGAAATGTCTATGGAAGGTGAAGACGAAATTTTAAATGTTTTATCTCCAGAAGACCAAGAAGTATTATTTCAAGCTATGTCAGATTATCCTGAACTAGAAGGAATATTAAACTCTCTTACTGATTTCCAAGATTCTCCAGAGGTTTTTGATGAAGAAGGAAGTGTTGAAGGTCCGGGAACAGGAACAAGCGATTCAATCAATGCTAAATTATCTGACGGTGAATTTGTATTTACCGCTAAGGCTGTTAGTCACTTAGGTGTAGATAAACTAAGAAAGATGATGGCTAAAGCTGAAGCTGATTATGATGAGGCTGACGCTAAACAGCAATTTGCTCAGATGGGAGATGAAGGATTTGCATCTGGTGGTTTATTAACAAAACCTAAATATGGTTCTTATTCACAAGGTGGTAGTGTACCAGATGATTCTTTAGGTCCTCGTAGACAAACATTTAAATATAATACACTAAAAAAATGGCTCAAACAAGGAGCAATAAAAGAAGACCAGATAATCCATTTAAGTGGGGATAACTTTAGAATTAA